TCTCGATGGCTATGCACCGCTTCCGGCGAGGTGGCTACGTCTCTACTGCGCTGGACGAGCCTGACGAACCGGTGTATTTCAGGTCAAACCGCAATCGGGGGTATTACTAATGGTCAAGGCGCTTTTTCCTATCGGCAAGACCCAGTGGTCCAAGTGGAACGACGAGCAGAAGGTCGCTTTCAACGAGGCGCGCGAGGCCGGGGTGTCCTTCGCCGACGCCGTCGAGGCTTCCAATCAGATGAAAAAGAAGGGCTTCAACCCGCTCAAGGTGCTTGAGGACGTGGTCGAGGTGGCCGCTGCTGTCTCTGGCGCTACCGCTGCCGTCGATACGACGGTGAAGCTGGTCAAGACGGTGACCAAGAAGAAAGGCAAGTAAATGGCCGTTGACAAGTCGCTCGGACAAGCCCCGCTGGGGCTCGATGCTACGCTCGCTAACGGCGTGCAGCCGGGCGTCAACGTGCCGGAGGCGGACATCGAGATCGAGATCGAGGACCCGGATAGCGTTAGTGTCGCTATGGACGGGATGGAGCTGGAGATCGACCCGAGCGAGGACGAGGGCGACTTCAACGAGAACTTGGCCGACATTCTCGACGAGGGGCAGCTGGCCGAGCTGGCTGGTGACCTTGTTGGTGAGTTCGATGAGGACGTCAGCAGCCGCCGGGACTGGATACAGACTTACGTCGATGGTCTGGAGCTGCTGGGGCTTAAGGTCCAAGACCGGACCGAGCCGTGGCCGGGCGCATGCGGCATCAACCACCCGATGCTGACTGAGGCTGTGGTCAAGTTCCAAGCCGAGACCATGATGGAGACCTTCCCGGCGCAGGGGCCGGTGCGGACCAAGGTCATTGGCAAGGAGACTCCGGCCAAGCGCGACGCGGCTAGCCGCGTCCAAGAGGATATGAACCACCAGCTGACCGACGTGATGGTCGAGTACCGGCCTGAGCATGAGCGGATGCTGTGGGGTCTGGGGCTGGCGGGTAACGCCTTCAAGAAGGTCTACTTCGACCCCTCGCTGGGCCGTCAGGTCTCGATGTACGTCACTGCCGACGACGTCGTGGTCCCTTATGGCGCGGGCAGTCTGGAGACTGCTGAGCGTGTCACCCACGTGATGCGCAAGACCCAGAACGAGATGGCCAAGCTCCAGCGCGATGGCTTCTACCGCGAGGTGGAGCTCGGGGAGCCGGTCGCTACGCTCGACGAGATCGAGAAGAAGGTCGCAGAACAGCTCGGCTTCCGGGCTGACATGGACGACCGGTACAAGCTGCTTGAGATGCACGTGGACCTCATCATTGAGGACGACAAGTACCGGGACGAGGACGACGGCGACGTGGCGCTGCCCTACGTCATTACCATCGACAAGGGCACGGAGACCGTGCTGTCCATTCGGCGCAACTGGGACCCGCAGGACAAGAAGAAGCTTAAGCGCAACCACTTCGTACACTACTCGTACGTCCCCGGCTTTGGGTTCTATGCCTTCGGTCTGATCCACCTGATCGGCGCTTTCGCCAAGTCGGGTACCTCCATCATCCGTCAGCTGGTCGATGCGGGCACGCTGAGCAACCTGCCGGGCGGGTTCAAGACTAAGGGTCTGCGGGTCAAGGGTGACGACACCCCCATCAGTCCGGCGGAATGGCGCGACGTGGACGTGGCCTCCGGGACCATGCGCGACAACATCATGCCGCTGCCGTACAAGGAGCCGTCGGGCGTCCTGTACCAGCTGCTGGGTAACATCGTCGAGGAAGGTCGCCGGTTCGCTGGTGCCGCTGATATGAAGATCAGCGACATGTCGGGGCAGGCTCCTGTGGGTACGACCCTAGCAATCCTCGAACGCACGCTGAAGATGATGTCAGCTGTGCAGGCACGTGTCCATTACGCGATGAAGCAGGAGTTCAAGCTCCTCAAGGCCATCATCCGTGACTACACCCCGGACAGCTACCCCTACGAGCCGGAAGAAGGCAGCCGGAAGGCCAAGAAGTCTGACTACGACTCGGTCGAGGTCATCCCGGTCTCGGACCCCAACGCGGCCACCATGGCGCAGAAGATCGTCCAGTATCAGGCGGTCATCCAGCTGGCCCAGATGGCTCCGCAGATTTACGACCTGCCTTACCTCCACCGGCAGATGCTCGAAGTGTTGGGCATCAAGAACGCCCAGAAGCTCGTGCCGCTGGTGGACGACGAGGACCGCAAGCCGCGCGACCCGGTCAGCGAGAACATGGACGTCATCAACGGTAAGCCGGTCAAGGCGTTCATCTACCAAGACCACGAGGCTCACATCGCCGTGCATATGATGGCTATGCAGGACCCCAAGGTCCAGCAGCTGCTGGGGCAGAACCCGCAGGCGCAGAGCATGATGGCGGCTATGAACGCCCACATCGCCGAGCACCTTGCGTTCGAGTACCGTCGCCAGATCGAGCAGCAGGCCGGTGTGCCGCTGCCTCCGCCTGACGCTGAGATGGACGAGAACACCGAGCTGGCCGTGTCGCGGCTGGCGGCTGTGGCTGCCCAGCAGCTCCTCCAGAAGAACCAAGCTGAAGCTCAGCAGCAGCAGAACCAGCAGATGCAGCAGGACCCCATCGTCCAGATGCAGATGGCTGAGATCGAGATCAAGAAGAAGGAAGTCGAGCTTAAGGAGAAGAAGCTCATGATCGACGCGGCGGAAAAGAACGACCGCATCGACATCGAGAAGGAGCGGATCGCGGCTCAGAAGGAGATCGCGGGTCTGCAGGTTGGTGCCAAGGTCTCGACGGACAAGGCCAACCTCTCCGCAAAGCAGCAGCTTGAGGGCCTACGCATTGGTGTGCAGGTCGCCAAGGAGGCCGCAATGGCCTCGCAACCCAAGGAACCCCCTGTTCCTAACGCAGCGCCTAAGGAGACCAAATGAGTAGTGACTTACTGAAGTACCTATCCGAGAAAGTGAACGCCGAAATCGCTGTCATGAGCGATGACCTCGCGCGCGGCACTGCCAAGGACCATGGGGACTATAAGTATGCCTGCGGGATTATCCGTGGGCTGATGATGGCCAACTCGATTTTCGAGGAAACCTCCCGCAAGATGGAGGAGCAGTACGATGACTGAGATGACTTACGGTGAAAAGGCCGTTGGCCTCACGTTCAATCCCAGCGGCGACGACGCGGTGGCGGAAGCCAAGCGTACTTGTGCAAAGCTGATCGACCAGATGGACTACCTGCGTGGTAATTCCACTGACCCGGAAGTGAAGCGCATGGCTTCGGTGGCAATCACTGAAATCCAGACAGCCCAGATGTGGGCGGTCAAAGCAATCACTTGGAGGGGTTAAACATGACTGAGATCATTGGGACGGTCACCCCTGCCCTTGTAGACCTTGATGGTAAGCCCATCCTCACGAAACCCGCAGAACCGGAAGTTCCCATCGAGGAGCGTGCCAAGCAGCTGCCTGAGCCGTCGGGCTACCGCATTCTGTGTGGTGTGCCGGATGTCGAGGAGAAGACTGAGGGCGGCATCTTCAAGGCTGACATCACCAAGCAGTACGAAGAGCTCACCACTCCGGTCCTGTTCGTCCTGAAGGTCGGCCCTGATGCCTATAAGGACGAGAAGCGCTTCCCCAGTGGCCCGTGGTGCAAGGAGGGGGACTTCATCCTCACCCGCCCCATGGCTGGCAGCCGTGTGAAGATTCATGGCCGGGAGTTCCGGCTTATCAACGACGACAGTGTCGAAGCTGTTGTGGAAGACCCGCGTGGGATTAGCCGCGCCTGACAAACGGGCAGTAACCCGTACAAAGGAGAAGTGTGATGGCCACCAAGCCGAATGACGACGACTTCGATTTCGAGATCGAAGGCGATGAAATTGACAATACACCGGATATTGACGTCGAGGACGATACTCCCCCCGAGGATCGTGGGCGTGAGCCCATGCCCAAGGAAGTGGTTGAGGAGCTCGAAGCCGACGAACTCGAAGAGTACTCCGAGAAGGTCAAGATTCGCCTCAAGCAGATGAAGAAGGTGTGGCACGACGAGCGTCGTGAGAAGGAGCGTGAGGCCCGTGAAAAGGCCGAAGCTCTGGCCGCTGCCCAGCGTCTGCTCCAAGAAAACCGCATGCTGAAGCAGAACCTATCGCAGGGCGAACAGACCCTCGTCGGTAGCTTTAAGCAGAACGCTGAGTTCGAGGTAGAAAAGGCCAAGCGTGAGTACCGCGAGGCCTATGAAGCGGGCGACGCCGACAAGCTTGTTGATGCGCAGGAGAAGCTGAATGTTGCTTCGTACCGGCTCCAGCAGATCAACAATTACAAGCCTACTGTACAGGCCCCTGAAATTGGGGTAGAACAGCCCGTACAGCAGGTTCAGGCTCCCCGCCTCGATGCTAAGACCGTTGCGTGGCAAGAGCGCAATACTTGGTACGGCACCGACCCGGAGATGACTGCATCGGCTCTTGGGCTTCACCAGAAGCTCATTAACGAACGTGGCCCGCAGTACGCTGGTTCCGACGAATATTGGGACGCTATCGACAAAACGATGCGTCGTCGCTTCCCTGATTACTTCGGGGAAGATGAAGTGGCCAAGGACAAAGGCCCTTCGCGTGAAGCTAAGCCCACGGTTGTAGCTCCCGCTTCTCGTAGCCGGTCCCCCAAGAAGATCGTGCTTAAGCAGTCCCAGATCGCCATCGCGAAGAAGCTGGGCCTGACTCCCGAGCAGTATGCTCGCGAACTCATGAAGATGGAGAACTAAGATGACCGAACGTGGACTTATGGATGACATTGACGAGGCGCTGGCGACCAGCCGGACTCCCCGCAAAACGCGCGAACAGACCGAACGTCCTAAGGTTTGGCAGCCCGCTTCGATGCTGCCGGAACCGATCAAAGAGGCCGGGTATGCGTACCGTTGGGTACGTGTCTCCACGCTCGGACAGAACGACGCGCGGAACATTTCCTCGAAACTTCGCGAGGGATGGGAAGCCGTCCGGATCGAAGAGCAGCCCCAGTTCCGCATGCTTGTGGACCCGGATAGCCGCTTCAAGGATAATATCGAAGTCGCAGGTCTGCTGCTGTGCAAGGCACCTGAGGAACTGATGAAGCAGCGTAAGGAATACTTTGCGCAGAAGAATCAGGCCCAGATGGACTCCGTGGACAGCAACTTCATGCGTGAGAACGACGCTCGGATGCCTCTTTTCGCTGAGAAGCGGTCTAAGACGTCATTTGGTAAAGGCAGGTAAGCTAGGAGCTTAACTATGGCATATCCTTCTGTTGACAGCCCCTACGGGCTGGTTCCGATCAACCTGATCGGCGGGCAGGTTTTTGCCGGTTCCACGCGCCTTCTGCCCATCGCCACCAACTCCTCGACTGCCATTTTCTATGGCGACGTCGTGAAGCTGCTGGCTGGTGGTACGGTAGGCAAGGACACCGGTACCGACGCTGCTACTCCGGTTGGCGTTTTCCTTGGTTGCACCTACACCGACCCGGTGTTTGGTAAGACCTTCCGCCAGTACTACCCCGGCACCACGAACATCACCGACGTTCAGGCATACGTGCTTGATGACCCGGATGCCCTGTTCAAGGTTGCCGTCTGCGCTGGCACCAACTCGAACACCGTCAGCTTCCTGACTCAGGCTGCTGTCGGCTCGAATGTTAAGCTGGCTAACGGCGCTAATAACGTTGGTTCGACCATCACGGGTAACTCGAAGGTCGGTGTTGACTCGACCGAAGGTACTACCTCGACGTGGCCGATCCGCGTGGTGGACGTCGTCCCTGCTACCGCTCTGGCGGGTAACCCCGGTTCTTACACCGAAGTTATCGTCAAGTGGAATCAGGGGATGCACCAGTATCTCAACCCCACTGGCCTCGCGTAAGGAGACTGAACAATGGCAATTTCACGCGCACAGCTCCTTAAGGAGCTCCTGCCCGGCCTGAACGCCCTGTTCGGTCTGGAGTACGCTCGCTACGGCGAAGAGCACAAGGAAATCTTCGAGACGGAGAGTTCCGAGCGTTCGTTCGAAGAAGAAACCAAGCTGTCGGGCTTCTCGGCTGCTCCGGTTAAGAACGAAGGCAGTGCTATCGCTTACGACAACGCGCAGGAAGTCTTCACGGCTCGCTACAACCATGAGACGATTGCCCTCGGGTTCTCGCTCACGGAAGAAGCCATCGAAGATAACCTGTACGACTCGCTGTCGTCGCGGTACACCAAGGCTCTGGCCCGTGCCATGGCTTACACCAAGCAGACCAAGGCTGCTGCGGTCCTTAACAACGGCTTCGACACCGATTATCCCGGTGGCGACGGCAAGCCGCTGTTCTCGTCCACGCACCCGCTGGTCTCGGGTGGTACCAACTCGAACATCCCCAGCACCCCGGCTGATCTTAACGAGACTTCGCTTGAAGCCGCCGTTATTCAGATCGCGGGCTGGACCGATGAACGTGGCCTGCTGATCGCGGCGAAGCCGCGTAAGCTGGTGGTCCCGCCGAGCCTGATGTTCGTTGCTACCCGCCTGCTCGAAACCGAGCTGCGCGTCAGCACCGCTGACAACGACATCAACGCTCTGAAGTCGAACGGCTCGATCCCGGAAGGCTACACCGTCAACCACTTCCTGACCGACACCGACGCGTGGTTCCTGACCACCGACGTGCCGAACGGTCTGAAGCACTTCGTACGTACGCCGATGGCTACGTCGATGGACGGTGACTTCGACACCGGGAACGTCCGTTACAAGGCTCGCGAGCGTTACTCGTTCGGCTGGTCTGACCCGCTGGGCATGTACGGTTCCGAAGGCGCTGCCTAAGGAAACAGGGGGAGGGGGAGAGCTTCGGTTCTCCCCCTTTTCTTTATATACAAAGTGGCACAGACAAGATATATGCTAGTGTATGCCATACAAGTACGACCACGCAGGTATTTATAAAATTGTAAATACTCATAAGAATGAGTGTTATGTAGGGCAGTCCGTGCGAGTATTGAAACGTATAAGTGACCATAGGTGTAATCTACGTAAAGGCACCCATAGTAACCCCCGACTTCAGAATGCGTGGAACAAGCACAAAGAGTCCGCTTTTGTATTTGAGGTAGTCGCTGTATGTGAGGACTACGACGACTTAGACACGCTGGAAAACGCGTTTATCAGCGGGGATGCGTATTTCGATGAGCCTGTTGTTTATAATATAGCTGACTTCGCCAAAACACCCATGCGGGGTAGGGCGCACTCTACGGCAACAATCGAAAAGATCAGGTTAGGGCGCAACGCTACCAGCTTCGACTATTCCGATACCAAGTACCGTGCTAGGTTAAAGCAGGCGCAGATGGCACGCTTTTTTGCGGACCCAGAGTTTGTTGACCGCGTCCGGTATATAATTAATAACGACCACCTATCCTACGCAGATAGAGCCCGCCATCTGGGTAGGGACATATCGAGCACACGTAGGTTGGCGCTCAAGTACATGCACATGAAAGGTACTTTATAATGGCTGCTACGAACTTCTCGGGTCCGGTTCGTTCGGAAAACGGCTTCCAGACCATCTCGATCAACTCGACCACCGGCACCGTCACCACCAACAGCACCTTTGGCGACAGCACGTCGCTGACCGGTAACCTGACTGTTGATAGCGGCACTGCCCCGGCGGCTGGTGGTATGTCGGCGATCCTCATCAGCTCGACCGCTGGCCTCGGCATCTACGTCGGCTCGGGCGCTCCGACCGTTTCGGCGGCCAAGGGTTCGCTCTACCTCCGCACCGACGGCAGCACCACCAACGACCGCGCGTATATCAATACGAACGGCTCGACCACGTGGACCGCTCTGACCACGGTTGCCTAATAGCTCAATAGGAGGGCCTTCCTATGGCTATGCAAACTGACGTCAAATCCACTAAGCCGCTCACCGCGACGGGGGCGTTTAAGGATCAGGGCGACAACAACGTGGGGCGTGCCCGTATCAAGGGCATCTACTGCGTGAACGGAGCCAGCATTGGTTCGGTGGTGATTACGGATGGGGCGACCGGCGCTACGCTGCTTACCCTCAACACTCCCACTGCGGCTAACGCCGGGTTTACCTACATGCTGGTCCCGGATCAGGGCATCCTTGCAGAAAATGGGCTTTACGGTACGGTGACCAACACGGCATCGACCGTCATTTTCTATGGGTGACCTATGCAGGCTCAAAAAAGTTATGATCTAGCCGGGAAGAGCATCTTCATTGCTCTCCCGGCCTACGACTTCAAGGTGTCGCTGAAGCTGGCCGTGTCGCTTGCGCGCTTTGCGCAGGCTGCTCCGCAGCACGGCATCAGTATCAATATCGGCTCTATCTGCGGCTGCTCGGTAGTCTCCCGTGCCCGCAACCTGCTCGCGCAGGACATGTTGGAGTCGGATTGTGACTACCTGATGTTCATCGACAGCGACATTAACTTTGAGCCTGATGACATCCTGCGCCTGATGGCGTGGGGCTCGGACCCGAAGAAGGGCATTGTCGCTGGTGTCCCGCGCACGCGCAGCGAGACTAAGACCTACATCGCCAACCTCGAATCCGACGAGAACGGCGAGTTGACCATGAACGGGATGGGTCTGGTCCGCGCCGAGCGCGTGGCGACTGCTTTCATGCTTGTACGCCGTGAAGTCTTCGAGAAGATGGTCGAGGTGCACCCGGAGTGGAAGTACTACGACAAGAAGACGGACCGCATGATCCCGTGCCTGTTCGACTTCCAACTCACCGAGGAAGGCTACATCGGTGAGGACTACCTGTTCTGTGACCGTGCCCGTGAGCTCGGCTTTGAAGTGTGGGTCGATCCGTCGATCTCGCTCGGCCACATGGGTGTGCAGGAATACATGGGCGATTACGGTAGGGACGTACTCTACCCGATGATCGCTCCTTCGGTGAAGGAGGTTGCGTAATGCCTAGTGGTAGTGATTATCGTCTCCCGCCCGGACGCCCCGCCCCCCGGCCCGGCCCCGGCAATGTAGAGACCACGCCCGAGATGCTTCGTATTGCGCAGCAGCGCCGTATGGAGACCGGAGACATGTTGGGTGGTGCCGGACGTAGCGGTGGCTCGTCGATCTCGGTCGGACGCGTTGGTAATCCCATCCCCAGCGCTGTAGCTCCGGGCCGCACGACCGGCACCGGTATGGGCGTCCGTGGCGGCTTCCGCTTCAAGGAAGGCGGCGAGGTCAAGAAGAAGCCCAAGAAGATGGCCAAGGGTGGCTCCACTGCCTCGAAGCGCGCCGACGGCTGCGCTACCAAGGGCAAGACCAAGGGGCGGTTCGTCTGATGGCTAAGTCCCCTGCATGGACCCGCAAGGAGGGGAAGAACCCCAAGGGTGGCCTCAACGCCAAAGGGCGTGCGTCGGCCAAGAAGCAGGGGATGAACCTGAAGCCTCCTGCTCCGAACCCCAAAACCAAGAAGGACGCCTCGCGGCGCAAGTCCTTCTGCTCGCGTATGAAGGGCATGAAGTCGAAGCTCACCAGCAGCAAGACCGCTAATGACCCGAATAGCCGGATCAACAAATCACTGAGGGCGTGGAACTGCTGACATGGAGATGATGGTATGGAACGTCATTCTGAGCGGTATCGTGGGTGTCATGGCTTTCCTTATTAAGGGGAAGTTCGATGAGTTGGATCGTATCACGATCCTCCTCAACCGGACTCGCGAGGAGATCGCTCGGGATCACGTGACCCGTGCGGAGATGAATACCACTGTCGATAAGTTGGGGGAGCGCTTCGACCACGCGTTCAAGCGCCTCGAAGATAAACTCGACGAGTTCAGGAAGGCATAATCATGCGTGACCGTCTGAAGAAGTATCGCAAGGAAGACCAAGCCGAGAAGCGTTTCGGTAAGGACATCAGCGTCTCGACCATGGATGAGACCCCGATGCGGAAGACCCCCGACACCATCGACGTCAAGGGACCTTCGCGGCTCCGCGAGAGCAAGCCTGCAGCTGGTGGGTCGTTCAGTTCGGCTTTTGCTGCGGCGCGTAAGGCTGGGGACAAGACCTTTACGTGGAAGGGTAAGAGCTTCACCACCGAAATGGCGGGCGAGAAGAAGGCCGCTCCGGCCCGCTCGGCCCCCGCAAAGGCTCCGGCTTCGACCCCCGCAAAAATCCCGGCTCCGGCCAAGGCCATAGCAGATCGTGCCGCTGGCTATCGTGAGGCATTTCAGGGTCGGGACGGTGTCGCAAAGTTCACGAAGGAAACCCCGAAGCCTAAGGCTGCCAAGCCTGAGAGCCCGTGGGCGAAAGACGCCTCCGGGGGCTACAAGGACAACTCTGCCGCTGCGCGCCGCACGCGTCTTGGTGACGCACTTTCGCTGGGTACCACCGCAGTAATCCGCAACTGGGGTAGTGAGGATCGTGCCAAGGGTGGTGCGATCAAGAAGTACGCCAAGGGCGGTAGCATCGACGGATGTGCTGTGCGCGGCAAGACCAAGGCGATGCGGAAGAAGTAATGCCCAGCACCAGCGCCAAGCAGGCCAAGTTCATGCGGGCGGTCGCCAACAGCCCGAAGTTCGCCAAGAAGGTCGGGGTGCCCCAGAGCGTGGGAAAGGATTTTGAGATGGCTGACAAGAAGATGAAGAAGTTCAACACGGGCGGTGCGTCGAAGAAGCCTAAGCCGGAGCCGACCACTGGCGGAGCCAGCACTGTGCCGATGACTCCGGAGCGCAAGAAGTTCCTCGAAGAGATGGAGCGCCGCAACAAGGAAAGCCGCGCTGCTGGCGCTGCTGAAGCCAAGAAAAGTCCCGATTATGGGCGTGCCAAAGGAGGCAAGGTTATGAAGAAGTCGGATAAGGCCGGTCGTGCCCTCGTTAAGAAGTCGGCTGACACCATGGGCCGTGCCATGATGAAGAAGGCCGGTGGCGGCAAGTGCTACGCCAAGGGTGGCTCGGCTTCGGCTCGTGCTGACGGTATCGCCAAGAAGGGCAAGACCAAGGGCAAGATGATGGCCCGTGGG